ATGGCGTCGCGTCAGATGAATCGATTGACCGCGCTCGGCATCGGCAAGCTCGTTGACCCGGGATATTACGCTGACGGCGGCGGCCTGTACTTGCAGATCAGCGCGAGCGGATCGCGGTCATGGATCTACCGCTTCTCGCTCGCCGGCCGCGCGCGGGAGATGGGCCTCGGCTCGCTGTCGGTGTTGCCGCTCGCCGCGGCGCGCAAGGTAGCGGCAGACTGCCGCGCGAGCGTGAAGCATGGCATCGATCCGATCGCTGCGCGGCGGCGCGCGCAGGTCATGCGGGCCGCCGAGGGGGCGCCCGGCGTGACGTTCAGGCAGGCGGCCGAGGCATTCATCGCCGATCGCACGTCGGGCTGGCGCAACACGAAACATGCGAAGCAGTGGACATCCACCCTGGAAGCCTATGCCTATCCCGTGATCGGCGATATCGACGTGCGCGACATCGACACGGAAATGATCGTGCGCATCCTGCAGCCGATCTGGATGAAGAAGGGCGAGACGGCGCGGCGCGTGCGCGGGCGCGTGAAAGCGATCCTCGATGCCGAGACGGTGCTCGGCCACCGGACAGGCGACAACCCGGCGCGCTACGTCGACCACCTCGATCGCGTGCTGCCGCGGGTGAAGAAGCGCAACAGCGTGAAGCATCACCCGGCGCTGTCGTGGGAGGAGATGCCCGCGTTTTTCGCGGCGCTGCGCCAGCGCCCCAAGCGCGCCGCGCAGGCGCTGCGTCTGCTGATCCTCACGGCGACGCGCACGAATGAAGTATTGTTCGCGCGGCCTGAGGAGTTCGACCTCGATGCGCGCGTCTGGACAATTCCGGGTGACCGGATGAAAGCAGAGCAGGAGCTGCGCGTGCCCCTGTGCGACGAAGCCGTCGAGCTCGTGCGCATGCAGATCGCGACGAAGGCAAAGTGGGGATGGCTGTTTCCGGGGTACAAGGAGGGGCGCCCGCTGTCGAATATGGCTATGCTCCTGTTGCTGCGCCGCATGGACCGCAGCGACATCACGGTGCATGGGTTCCGTTCGACGTTCCGGGATTGGATTGCGGACTGCACAGACTATCCCGATTCACTCGCCGAGCAGGCGCTCGCGCACACGATCTCGTCGCCGACCGTTTCCGCATACCGGCGCCGAGATATGCTCGAGCGCCGGCGCGGGATGATGGAGGACTGGGCGCGGTACTGCGCCGGGCAGACCGCGACCGTTGTGCCGTTCACGCACCCTGCTGCGCAGACAGCTGCGTAATGTTGTCGTCCGGCCTTTCAGCGGCCGGCTTCTTCCCGGCTTTCTCTGCCAGCCATGCGTCGATGTCCTCCTCAAGCCACGCCGTGCGGCCTGGCACGAGCTCGAACGGTTTCGGGAATGTGCCGGCCGCGATCATGCGGTAGAGCGTCGATTGGCCGAGGCCGACCTTGTCGACGATGTCTTTCATTCGAAGTGCTTTCATCATTTTCCCCTCGTGGTCATAGCGAGCTCGACGCGGCACGCGAATTCGCGATCGTATCCGGCAAGCGTCGATTGAAGGTTCGGGCCGGTGCGTCGCTCACCTACCGGTGTATCGAGCGGCGCTCGCGGCGGTGGTTCGGCCGGTGCGAGGCAATAGCCAAGATCATTCGTACATCGCAAGTCGATACGAACGCGGCCCGAATAAAAGAGCATGTCGACTCGACATTGAAGAGCGGCAGGCTGAACGCCAAGCGCGAATGCGAGCTGATAGATGGTCTTCGTGCCGCTCGTGAGCTGCGCGAGGATGTCGTCGTTCTTGATGCGGGGAGTGGCCATGATTCTCCTCCTTGGGTGCGGACGGCCTTTCTCGGAATCAGCGTACGGCATTCGGGAACTCCCTTAACAGCAGGTCATCCGGAATCGGTGCCTTCTTAGTCATCTGTTTCATGAAGAACGGCACGCCGGCGGCTGAGCACTGATCGCGGAGCGAGCGGGCCCAATCCGGATGCATCAGCCGAGCGCCAGCCCCGCTTTCGCCGCCGGCGATCACCCAGGAAATACCGCAATGCTTGTCGCACTTGATGTGTTGACCGCCGGCGCGTCGGCTGATGCCGTGCTTGTCCAGCTTTTCGCAGTAGTCGAGGTGTCGCGAGATGTCAACGGGCCCGAGCAAAGGCTCCATCGACAGGAAGCGCACGCGCGCTGGCACTGCGAGCAGCTTCGGGATGTCGCGGTCGGCCTCTTCCTGGTTGACGATCGTCGCGCCGAGCCAGACGTTCGACGGAAGAAAGTCGCATAGGGTTGCCGCTTGAACCATCTGCTGAACATTTCCAATGCGCTTCGTAAGCAAGAGCCAGTCGAGATTCGGCGTGTCGACAATAAGGTCGAACAGGTCGCGGCGCCACGCCGGGTCGATTGCGTTGTCGAACACGTCCGCAAGCGACGCGCAAAAGACGCGCTGACGCCGGCCGTTCGCGACGAAGAATTCCGCGTGCCGTGCGTTCCACTTCACAGGCTCACGCCAGTTCGTCGCACTCGTGCGGACGCGCGGCTGTCCGGCACCCCATCGGGCGCGGTGCATGCGCGTATCCATCAGTTGTTCGGCGTAACAATGGTCACAACCCGGCGAAACCTTCGTGCATCCGAGCCACGGGTTGAACGTGTGGTCGCACCATTCGATTTTGCTGTTCTCGCTCACGATTCCTCCCTCGATGCGTCGGTCGGCATGTTCGGAAGCGCCATCCAATGCGTGACGCCTCCCATTCCGATCCAATTTCCTTGAAAATACTGGACGAGGTTGATCCCCCGCATATTGGTCGCAATGACGAAATCTGCTGTAGCAGGCGTTCGTACATCTACGCTGATCCAACGATCCTCTTCGTCAGGCTGGATTTCGGTGCTCGTCTGCTGCGTGGAGGCGGCGAGTTCGCGCAGAAAATCGCGCAGCCCGCTTTCATTTATGCACCAACCCTCACCACCCACAGGGCCGCCGTGCTTCGAAAACAGCCGCTGGAATGCCGCCTCATCTGGGATCGCCACCCCCTCCGCAGCGGGCGATGCTGCCGCGCGGGCTGCAACCATCGCTTCGTAGTCGATCGCGCCGTTCGTAATCGCCCGCACGCAGGAGAGTTGCGCCTCGACTTCATCGAGCGCTTTGTGTGTGTCGTCGTCGAGTCGAGACAACTCGGTCCGCAGACACATCGTCAACCACGCAGTGGCCTTCACGAGATCAGGGATTTGCGGAAGCGCCGCCCGCTCGTCGGCCGGCGCGGAGACGATCGGCGGTTGCGCGGCGCGCACCTTCAGTTCGTTGATGGCGTCCAGAATCGGCTCTGCACCGCCATCGTCAGGATCGAGGCCGAGCGCTTCATTGATGAGGCCGAGGTCGGCGCAGGCGGCATGAAACATGCGCGTCATGCTCGCGAGTTCGGCGTTCTCGATCGGCGCTGCTGCGGGCTCGAAATTGGCATTCACCCGAACGCCATCCGAAAGCGGTACAGCATGGGTGTCCAATTTCTGGACATCCTGCATTTCGCGCTCCATGAGTTCGCGATGCTGGTCAAGAGCTTCGGTGGCCGAATCCCACCATTTCGCGACGGCTACTGTATCTTTGCATGCCAGCATGAAGCATGCTAATTCCATAGCAAGCCGCTTGGCGTCTGCTTCAAATGCCGCCTCAACACGGGCGATCGGCGCTTCCGCCGCCATAGCGGGGGAGCGGGATAGTTCGTCTGCCGCTTCGCGAAGATCATCTTCGAGCAGGATGGTTCCGTGTCTCGCTGACTTCGGCACCCACCAGCGAAGCCGATCCGCAATCGGTGCATTCTCATCGTACTCCCCATGGTCACGTGTGCATTCAGCCTGCCAGCGGTCGTACCAAGTCGCCCCTTCCGCACCTGTCTCATTGGCAGAGTCGGCGAGCACGTTTCGCAGCATCGCGCGAATCTGCTGCGTGGAGGCAGGGAGAACGGCGCGGACGAACGCGAGCAGGTCGATCTCATGTTCTTTGGCATTGCGAGAATAGTCGCCACCGTAGTCAATTCGGTACTTGTCGGCTAACTCGAGGATTTTCTTTTCCATCACCTCGACGCTCTGCTGCTGCTCGGGCGGTCCATCACACATCCCATGAACCGAGTTTTGACAGAACTTCTTGCAGTGAATGTCGCAATAGTTCGGCTGCTGCGCTAGCCGCTGTTTAAGGCCCGCGATTTCCGCCGACTGCGCCGCGAGATAACGGTTCTGGTCTTCGCGCTCGCGCTCCATTGCTTCTAGGCGGTCGCAAAGGGCGAGGATTGCATCGGCACATTCGATAAATTGCTCGGCTGCTCCGGCATGTCCAATTTCGGATGCCACATATGCCATATGGCGAGTTTCCTTTGACAACTCCCGAAGCTTCTTCACGTCGATCATCGCTTGCTCCTTGGCAGTTTCACCTTGGGCGGACTAAGCGCATCATTGGCCGCCATGGTCATGGACGAATGAAGCTCATACGACGCCCGATAGAGAAGCAACATTTCATACGTCTGCTGCTCCGGCTGAATGCATTCTTGACGCAATTGACCATTACCGTCTCGGATAATCACCCAGATCGGCTGATTTCTCCAACCGGGGCCTGCCGCCGGTTCAGCGAATGCCGTAATCACGCGTTCGTCTTTTTCGATCTTCGATTTTTTGCTCACGATTCCTCCCTCGATGCGTCGGTCGGAGTGGTCTCAAGGACATTAAGGTGCTTTTCGAGGACATCAGATGCTTCGTCATAGACATCTGCGATCCAATTCATCGGGGCATCCATAAACTCCTTGGTATATGCGTATCGGCAACGTATTGCCGCAACGCGGAGTTCTTGCAGCCGGTGCTTCAGACTGTTTCGCAACATCGGGCCGCGTGTCTGGCACGTAAGCCATTCTGGATTGATCTCGTCCCTGTCGGGAGTGGTGTGGCGGCCAGCTTGGAGCAAATTCACGAGAGCGTTGAATGCGCCGGTTGGCAACACTACGTCGTTATCGCCCATCCATTGAAGAATCTGTTGTCGCTCATCCATGGCGCTTCTCCTTCAGGCCGCACCACCTACGATATTCAACACGATATGGAACATCTCCATTTAGAAGCGCGAGGATGTCGTCGTTTTTGATGCGGGGAGTGGTCACGATTCGCCTCCTTGGGTCCGCTCGATTTCTTCCGTGACTTCGAACGCCACCGCCTCCACAGCGGGCGATGCTGCCGCGCGGGCTTCATCGGCCAGTCTGATGGCCTCGCGAGCGAAAGCGGCGCGCACCTTCATATAGCCGCCGAACACATTGGGAATGGTCGCGCTGACGCGTTCGAAAACGTTGAGCCACTCTATGTCGGTCAGATCGAACGCCGCCGGCTCGTCGGCCGGCACTGCTGCGGGCTGCTCGACAGGGGGTGCGGCGGCGAGTTTCAGCGCGTTGCGAATCGCCAAAATCACGTTACCGACGGTCGCAACGTTCTGTCGAAGCGCTCCAGCGCCGACTTCGTGATCGCACGCATTTTCCGCGAATGAGCGAATCTGCGCGTCCGTCAGCGCATCAGCGCGGCTCTGTTGTTGGTCGTTCATGGTTCGTCTCACGCGTGAGTTGCCCAGACCGCATACGGTCCATCTTCCGAATCGCCAATGTCGATCAGCCACCATCCGGGGGGAGGCGAAGGGTCCCACGAAGAAATGTCCATATTCCCTTTCTCGAAGTACGAGATGTACGCAGGATGGGTGCTTTCCTGGTTTTCGAGACTGACAATTTGGGTCTTGATACTGGCTCGCTCGCACAGTTCTTCCCACTCGACTGGTGAGCAGTACTCGGCACCCTTCATCGTTATGTCCCAGAAGTGGCGCAGATCGGGATGCAAGAAATATCCGTTCTCGTCGCGTACGACGGGGATCTGCTGGAGAATCGGTTGGTCGTTCATGGTGGTGTCCTCAGGTGGTCTCATCATCGTTTGAGAAGGGTGAATGCTGTTGCAGCCACTCGCGGTACTTGGCCGTTTCCAAGGGTTCTAATGCGGTGTGCCCGATGGGCCATCCCATCAACCACTCGACCCATTCCGGGTTCAGTTGGCCAGGCTGGCCACGCCTTGCAAGTTCTTCGGATAACCGAACTCCGCGACTGCTTTCTTGCATCCGCTCCTGCAAGCGTTTCTCTGCCGGATGTCCCTTCGTATCCGTTGCCGTCGGCGTAGGCCAGAGCTTCACCGCGCTCGACAGTCCCCATTCTGAACTCACGCTCTTGCCGGGCATGTTGTAATTGCCGTGCACGGTAGGCGTCGGACAAATAACACCTGATCCAGATGCGTTCCCGTAGATGAGGGGCATCTGTATCGGCCGCAGAAAGCACTCCCCATTCATAGTTATCTTCCATTTGCCTGTTTCTCCGCCCAGTGCAAGGTGTTGTGACAACTTGCGCAGAGCGTTTGTAAATTCTCCGGGCAGTTGTTTTCGATGTTCTTGTCCTTGTGATGCACCTGCAACTTCTCGCGCGAGGAACAGAGCTCGCAGCATTCTTTTCTGTGTTTCCTTGCTCTGTGACGGTGAGCTCCTGGCCGCACGGCTTCCTTCATGAAGCTCGCGCTCTGGCAAACCTTCGAGCAGAACTTCCGCTTCATAAACGATCCCAAGTCCATCAATCGACCACTGGATAGTCGCGACCTGACCATCTCTTTCCCGCACTGCTGACACAACAAGGCAGGTGTCGGTTTTATGTGGTCCTGCATCTTGCTTACCATTGGCGCTCTCCAAAGATCCAGATTCGTTCCCGCAAATGTGGTGCTCCGACGTCAGCGGCTGAAATGACGCCCCAATCGCAACTGAACCCCATCGCGGCCAAGTCTCCGAGAACTCGTCCGAGTCCCCGAGAAGTGAGCATTGGGCTGTTTTCCACTTCGACTCCGAGAGGCTGTACCTCGCGAATGATCCGAGCCATTTCGCTCCAGAGGCCGCTACGTTCGCCGTCGAGTCCGTCACCGGTGCCGGCTGCGCTGATGTCTTGGCATGGAAAGCCTCCAGCCACGATGTCAACAATTCCGCGCCAAGGTCTGCCGTCAAAGGTTCGAACGTCATTCCAAATCGGGAACGCAGGAAAGGTGCCGTCGTTTTGCCTCGCGACGAGGACTGCTTGGGCGTAGGGATCAAATTCAACGGCGCATACGCATCGGTTTCCCCGCAGTTGACCTGCAAGGATTCCTCCACCAGCGCCCGCGAAAAGATGAAGCTCATTCACTTCGCTTCCTCTACAGATAAAGCCTCAACGGCAAGTTAATTTCGTTCGTCATCTTCGGTGTCTCGAAGCTCATGGGGCAGGGCTGGAGGTGCGTATCCCAGCTTGACTACTCACGCGAGGCAGTCTTGCGGCGTTCAGATGCGCGTCATCCGTCTGACGGTACAGCGCTTCACCACTGCGCATTCCTGCCCCATGAACTCCGAAAAAACGGGCGCTCGTGCTGGCCGCCCATTGAAGTACCGCGCGGACCGAGGAGCACCGCGCGGTTCGGCAACTTGCGGTCAGGACGTTTCGTGTTCCTGCTGCGTCACGGCATCCGGTCTCGCGAGGTATGCGCGCCAGCCGACCTTCCCGTGCGGCGTCAGGAATCCCCACGAGTTCGTGCGGCGGCCCATCACGAAGATCGATTTCGCGACCGTCGCGCGCGGCAGGATGAGGCGGTGAAAATCGCCGGCACGTCGCACGATGATCGCGCCCGGGCCGCGCCAGTAGATGCCGAACGCGTTCAGGTAATTGTGGTCGGCGGCGCGCTCCGGAGCGATCCACGACTGCTTGATCGTGTCGAGCGCGGCGCGGTACATCAGCGGGCACGTCAGCGCGAACGGCGTCGGCTCGAACACTTCCCAGTAGCCGCCGTCGAGCACGATCGAGACCGACCACGACGGGTGATCGTGCAGGTGTTGATCGCGGTCACTGTGGAGGATCGTGTGCGCGCGGATCGCGATGCGCGTGCATAGCCAGCGGTACACCAGTCCGGCGCGCGGCAGAGCGGCATCGCCCCACGCCGGGTTGTCGCGATTGCGCTCGACGCTTCGCGCGCCAAGGATCCAGTTGCGCAGCATGTAGCCGGGCAGGTCGAAGTAGGGCGTGCGCGCAGCGCGGCCGTGCACGCGCAGCAGAATCAACGTCATCCAGTTCGGGAGAGAGCGGATCATGGTGGTCATCTCGTAACGTGGGCGGCTCGGTTACGCCGCTTCGGTCTTCGGCAGCGTCGCGTCGAGGTGCCGAATGCGCGCCATGACGGTCTCGGGGAGGCGCATCGCTTGGCTGCCGTGCAGCGCGGCAAACGCCGGCCGGAGCAGGTTGCGATCGGCATCGCTCAGCTCGGCATGCTCAAGCCGCTTCAGAGCGCGCCAGAGCGGTTCTTGTGTATCGGTCATTGGTGCTCCTGGTGGATGACGGCGACCACGCGGTCGCACATTTCGATGTCGAACCAGCCCACGTGACATTCGCCCACGGCGATGCCGAGCCGCGCGGCGAGCCAGCTGTACGCCTGGCTGCGCGTCATGCCGTCGCGCTGCCAGAGCGGGTTGAACGCGGCCTTCGCGCGCATGCGCGCCGCGCGCGTGTCGTTGTCGGCGAGCGTGCCGAGCGGGATCGCGGTGAGCGGATGCATACCGACGTACGCGCGGCAGCCGCCGCAGAGGTAGGCCCACGGCCATTCGCCGAAGTCGCGGCCGTAGATCTCGCTGTTGCGCACGATCTTGACGTCGCCGCCGCAGAAGCGGCAGGCGGTCGGCGCGGGCAGAGGATTCAGCACGCGGCGGATCGCGCGGCGCGACGGGTTCCACGGCGTCACGGGTTCGTACTTCGGCGTGATTCCTGCGTTCGCGAAGGCGGTCTTCATGACGTTCATCTCGCATCCTTTCTGCGTTGGTCCGAGATCACCAGCGCGCGCTCGTGGCTCCAGCCGCGCCGCAAACGCTCGATGACCGTCGTCGGTCTCAGGCCCAGCGTGCGCGCCCATTCTGTTGCCGTCTTCGTCATGCCGTCGCGTGTGATCAGAATGCAGTTCGACCGGTTGGCGTTCTGCTCAGCCATCGTGGCCCAGCGGCAGTTGCCGGGCTCGTAGTTGCCGCTGGCGTTCGGGAAGCGATCGAGCGTGTGCCCGGCGGGGCATTCGCCCATGTCGGCCAGAAACGCTTCGAAGTTCTCCCAGCGCGTGCAGCAGGTCACTCCTTCGTAATGCGATGCGTGGTGCGCGTCGCGACCGACGACCGACGTGCGCTGGCGCATGGCCTTCCAGCGTCGATAGGTCGGCGAACCGTGGTGTCCGTGCTTCGTGTTTCCGTTCGGGTTCATGCGGGGCTCCTGACCATCGTGCTATCTACGTCGCTCTGCTGAAGGCCCTCGCCGATCAGCGGAGAAACTGCGCCGGACTGAACCGCACGCCGGCAGTCAGTATCCGTTGTGCGCATGTCGGTGCCCTCGTGAGGCAGCGGCACGACCAGATTGAAAACTCGCTCAGTCATGGCGGCCTTGACCTCCATGAAGCGGGCGATTTGCGGCGCGACGCCACCCGTTTGCTTGTTTCCCGATGCTAGTGGTGTGCTCGATCGCTTTGGCGTATGCGGACCGCGAGATCAATCGTTTATCCATCGCGAGACGAAGCAGCAGCTCGATCACTTGGAGGCGTTCGAGCAATTCCATCAGGTGCGGCGCTTTGTCCTGAGCGACGTTGGCGCGGAACACGAGAACCGTGATTTCGATGCACTCGGCATTGATCTTCTCGCCGATCGAACGCTTGAAATCACGCTGCATGTTTTTGACCAGATCCGTCACCACATCTAACAGGGTGTAGGCGACCTTGTAAATGGGAAGCTGGTTGTGAGTGGCCATGCTGGATCAAATGATCAAATTACCGAAGGGATAAATCTGCGGACGGCGCGCGCGCGGAGCGCGGCGCCCTCGTGGGTGTCGTTCTGGTAGCCGTCGTCGAAGTCCTGACACCAGGCGTAACCGGAATTCGTCTCGTGCTGCTCACTGGACCAGTAGGTGGCCGATTGGAACTCGGCCTTCAGGTTGGCGAACAGCAGCGATTGCTCGCGACGATTGGGCAGTACGGCGCCGCGTTTTTCGGCCCACTCGACAGCATCTGCCCACTTGATTTCCTCGGCTTCACCGGACAGCAGGATCAGGTGGTAATCCGGCGCGCCGCCCTCGCCGAGCATGAAGCCCGCGTAGCGCTCGCCTGCCGCGAGCGGGATCGTGACTGCGAGGACACGGATTTCTGTTGCGCGCGGCTGTGCCTTAAACTCCGCGATCATGTCGGCGACGCGCTTGTGTTGCGCTTCAATATCTTCGAGCGTGATCAGCATTGCGATGCTCCGTCGTAAATTGATGAAGGATTAAATGGGCAATCTGCGGACGGCGCGCGCGCGGAGCGCGGCGCCCTTGGGGTCGTAGCTCTGGCTGCCGTTGAAGAAGCTCTGAAACCAGGCGTAACCGGAATCGCGATGGTGCGTTTCGTTGCTCCAATACCATTCGCGCTTAAACGGGTCACGGTGATGTGCCCAGAGCATCGCCTGCTCAACACGCGTCGGCAGATCTCCGTTGATGCTCTTGGCCCAATCCATTTGTTCTTGCCACGAGGCATCGCCGCTGTCGCCCGGAAGCAGGATGACGTGATGGAAGTCGCCATTCTTGTCGCCGATTGCGCCGATATAGACCTCACCTTCAGTGAGCGGGGGAAGTTGAATCTGTTGCATGATTTCTCCAAAGTGAAAGTGTGGCTATTCCGTCGGCGCAGTCGGAGAACCGCGCATCGCGCCAATTCCTGTCGGCCGGCGGCTTTGCCCGTTCGGTTACGCGGCCGTCTGGCCGTCGGCGATCTGCTGGGCCGCGTCGGCGAAGGCGTCGGCCTGTCCGTTTTTGCCGCCTTTTTTGAGGCGTCCGGCGCGGGCCGGCTTCTCGACTTTCTCGGTCGGCGCGGCGGGCTCGTCCTCATCCGGATCCGTGTCGATCGTCCCCGTGATCTCGCTCTGCAGCACCGTGCACATGCGCGCGACGTCGGCTTCGTCGGGGTGGCACTGCACCCGCGCGTTGAACGTTGTCGTGCCGCCTTCCTTCGGATAGAACTTGATCTCGTTGATCTTCGCCTCGCGCATCACGATGTCGTTCGACTCGTCATCGCCGTGGTGCACGCGGAACAGGCCTTCCTCGTATTTCTCGGCCCACTTGAACGGCGCGACCAGGTGCTCGAAGCGCAGGTTCGGGTAGTCGGTGACGCGCTCGACGCCGTCGAGGTTGTCCTGCGCCGGGCCGGTCGGCGACTTCCAGTAGAAGGTCTGGAGCAGCCGGTTATCGAGCTTGTCGAGCGCACGGTTCGACTGGTTGAACTCGAGGCCGATGTCCATGGCGAGGCGGTGCTCATCGCCGTTCAGTTCCTGCCGGACGTTGACGCTCGTGACCTTCATCTTGATCTTGAAGAAGCGGAATTCGGACATGACGATCCTTTCGTGGTGAAGATGCGGTTACGCGGCGGCTTCGAGGCGCGACAGTTCGGCCTTGAAGTCGAGGGTGACGAGCAGGGCGGCCGTCTGCGCATGCGTGGCGCCGTAGTGCTCGGCGAGGACGTGGATCACATCCGCAGCGGTGGGGCGCGGGATGCGGCGCGGCCCGGGGGCACGCGTGGCGCCTGCCGGCGGTTCAGCGGCGCGAGGCACAGCGGCAGCCGGCGCCGCATCATTGGCCGGCGCGGACGTGGCCGGCGCTTGATTGGCGGCGGCAGCCGACTGCGCAGCGGCGCGCGCCGCCGCTGCTTCGTCGGCCTTCCGCTTTTCTTCCTTCGCGGCTTCTTGCCGCTTGTGCTCGTCGATGCGCGCGTTCACGGCGAGCTGGAAGTCCTCGGCCGACCTAGCGAAGCCGGTCGAGGACGAACTCGTGCGCGTGGCGGTTGCCGGCGGCACTGAAGCGCTCAAGCAGCTCGACCTGTTCGGCGACGAGACGAAGGACCAGATGACGCAGCACGCGACCGCATGGGCGCACGAGCGCGCGGCCGAGATGGTCGGCATGAAGTGGGCCGACGACGGCTCGCTGATCCCGAACCCGAACGCGAAGTGGCAGATCACGCAGGGCGCCGGCGCACCCGCGCTGTCGCTGCGTGACGCTGCCCGTCCTCAAGAAATCCTGAATCACCACCGGCGCCCCGCCGAAACACTGGAGAAAGCGATGTCACTGAGCCTGTTTGCCCGTCTCACGAAAGTGGACGAGGAAAAGCGCCTGGTGTACGGCCGCGCGACGGAGGAAGTCGTCGGCTTCGACGCCACGGTGAAGGAGCTGTTCGGTTCCTACCAGTTGCCTCTCGCAATCGGCCGCGGCACGATGAAGGTGTCCGGCAAGGCGATGGCCGGTCAGTTTCAGGGCCGCGTGCTGTCGGATCTGTTTTTCGGGATCTCGAAGAGCGTCGGTCAGACGCTCATCTCCGACAACGAGGCGGGCACGATCCCTGGCACCGGCCCGTACACCGTCACGGTTGCGAACTCGGCCGGCTGGGTGACGGATCTCGGCGTGAAATACGCGGCCACCGGCCTGCCGCTGACGCGCGTCGCGTCGGCACCGGCCACTGGGCAATACTCGGTGGCCGCCGGCGTCTATACGTTCGCGGCGGCGGATACGGGCCTCGGCGTCGGCATCAGCTACACGTACACGCCGACGAGCAACACGGTCGGCGAAACCGTGACGATGACGAACCAGTTGCTTGGCACGGCGCCTTCGTTCAAGTCGGTGGTCTCGCAGGTGTTCAACAGCGAGCGCGTCACGCTGACGCTGAACCAGTGCGTTGCCACGAAGTACACGTTCAGCACGAAGCTCGAGGACTTCAACATCCCCGAATTCGACTTCAGCGCATTCGTCGATTCGAGCAACACGCTCGGCACGATCTGCCTCGGCGAGGCGAGCTGACATGGACCAGGCCTCGAAGAAGCTGATCTATCAGAACCTGGCGTGCGGCATCACGCCCGAGGCCCAGGCAGCCGCGCTCGGCTGTTCAGTCGAGGAAGTCGAGCGCGTCTTCCGTGCCGTCGGCCTCGCGTTGGCGAACTGGCAGTTGAAGGAGACGGTGCCGTACACGCCGTGCCAGACGCGCGCCGCCGCGCTCCAGAACCGCAAGGTGCTGCTCCAGCTCCTTGACAAGCTCGACATCGACAGTGTCGTGATCGAGTACCACCGCATCCGCGCGGCGCGTTGCGCCGTGGAGAACTGACCCATGAACAACACAGTGACGATCGGCGGCCGCACGCTGCCGGTCCCGCCCGCTTCGCTCAAGAGCATCAAGCGCTGGTTGAAGGCGCAGCAGGAATATCGCGACGGCACGCCCGAGTATCTCGACGAGCTATCCGAGTTCATCGGCGCAACGCTGACGCGCGAGCAGGGCGGCACGCCCGACCTCGATCGCGACTGGCTCGAAGGCGCGCTGGACGTGACGACGATACCGGTCGTGCTGCGTGCGGTGCACACCGCCGGGAGGATCGAATCGGGGGAAGGGGAGCCGGCGCAGAGCACCTCGACTGGGACGAGCTCTACGCCGACTTGATCCTCGCGACGGGCTGGGCGTGGGAGTACATCGACGATCTCGACCTACCTCGCGTCGAAGCCCTATACCGAGGTTTCAAGAAGCATCCGCCGATGCACTGGTGTGCCGCGGCGTTCGTGAAGTTCGAGCCGCGCGCTGACGCCGCGGCTTCGCCGAGCGACGGCGGTCCGAAACCGGCCGAAATGTTCGCGTCTTTCGGCGGCCAGATCCTCGACGAGTAAAGGAACCCTTTCCGTGGCAGACGACAACCGCGTAGACGTATCGATCTCCGTCACTTCTGACGGTGCCGAGCAGGGAGCGTCGAAGGCCGCGGACTCGATCACGCAGGCGATCGGGCTCATCCAGCGCGATCTGAGCCAGCTGGTCACGCAGTCTCGCGCGACGACTGCGGCCGTGACTGCCGGGTTCACCGGCATGTCGGCGGCAGTCCAGGGCATGACCGGCCGTATCGGCACCTCGGTACGCCAGGTGAGCGGTGTCGTCGATGACTACGGCAACGAGATCGCCGCAGTATCTCGTCGCGTCCAGCAGGCGAACGCAGCCGAAGAAGAATCGCACCGCCGACTGGGCCACACGTCGGTCGCTGCCCGCCGTGAATTGCTCGTTCTCAGCCATGAGCTGATGATGGGCAACTACAAGCGCTTCGTCGGCTCGCTGATGGTGCTTGGCGAGCAGATGGACTGGATGGGCAAGATCATGAGCCCGGCCGGGCTTGCGGTCGGCGCACTTGCCGGCGCGATCGCCATCGCGGCGTCCGCAGCAATCCATGGCGCGATGCAGATGAGCCACCTGCGCGACGAGCTGATCCTGACCGGGAATTACGCCGGCCTCACCGGCGGCAAGTTCATCGAGATGGGCAACGACATCGCGGCCGCTACCGGGTCCAAGATCGGGGCGGCGCGCGATGCGCTGCAGGCGGTCGCGGCGACCGGCCGGTTCACCGGCACGGCGCTCGAACCTGTGTCTCAGGCGATTGCGAAGATCGGCCAGTTCTCGAAGGCGTCGGCCGATGAGGTGGTGAAGTCGTTCGAGAAGATGGACGACGGCGTGTACAAGTGGGCGATGGAATACAACCGCTCGTACCACTTCGCCAACATGGCGCAGCTCGAGCACATCCGCATGCTCGAGGAACAGGGGCAGAAGGAACAGGCCGAGGCCGAGACGGCGAACCTGGTGATCCAGAAGATCAACCAGACGGCCGCGCAGCTCGGCTATCTGCCGGGTCTCTGGCACGCGGTGCAGTCCGCCGCGTCGTCCGCCTGGGACGCGATGATGAACTGGGGGCGGCCGCTCAATATCGACGAGCAGATTGCATCCCTGCGCAAGGCGGCCGAAGGACAGAACTACATCACGGTCGAGGGCGTGCAGGTCGAGGACATCGACCCGAAGATCGCGGCTCAACAACTGCAGGACAAGCTCGCGCGCCGCGACGCTCAGCGCGCGCAGGCGCTGCACGATGCGGGCTCCGCGCAGGTGCAGGAAGCTGGTGCGAAGGCGATGGAGGAGCTGCGCAGCCAGTGGAAGGGGCTCGGCGGCGATGTTCGTTTGGCCGACCAGGCTGTCGACCAGTTCCGCCAGAAAATCGCTGCCGCGAAACAAGCAGCGAAGGAATCGGGCACACCCATTCCGCCCGACCTGCAGGCCATGATCGGCCGGCAGGCGGAGATGGAAAAGAAGATTCGCGAGCAGTACGACAGCCACGACAAGGCGAAGAAAGGCGGCGGTCAGGTGACACCGCTGCGCGACTACGCGTACGAGAATGCGCAGGCACAGGCCAGCCTCAACCTCCTGAAGGAGAACCTGAAGGCTGAGCAGGCCGAACTCGACAAGTCGTACAAGGGTGGCCAGGTGTCGCTGCAAACGTACTATGCCGACCGCCTGCGCATCACGCTCGCCGGAATGGACGCCGAGCGCGCGGTGCTGAAGCAGCAGCTCGACGAAACGAAGGCGCTTGAATCGCAAGCCCGGAACCCGGCTGAACGCCTTTCGCTGAAGACGCGGGAAGTCGAGATCGAAGGGCGCCTCGCGGTCATGGCGCGTCAGCGCGCCGCCGCCGAGCAGCAGTCATCACAGGAGATGCGGCAGGCGCTCAACGACGAGCTGCGCGCGCTGCAGGACCTCGACGCGACGCGCGAGCAGTCGGAGGCTACGCAGGCGCAACGCCGCGCGACGCTCGTTGCCACGCAAGAGCTTACGCAGGGCCGAATCACGCAGGCCCAGCTTCTCGCGCTCGAGGAGAAGTTCGAGCAGGAGAAATCCGACCGCGCGATCGCGGCGCTCCAGAAGCGGCTCGACACCGAGGTCGGCCTCACGGTCGAGGCGCAGCGGAAGATTCAGGACGAGATCGATCGCCTGCGCGACGAATCGCAGACGCGCCAGCTGGAGTACAGCATCAAGGCGACCGACGCGATGAACGCCGATGCGCAGAAGGCGGCCGACTCGATCGATCAGGGGTTTGCGAAGGCTTTCGGCAATTTCGTCGACGGCACGCAGACTGCGTGGCAGGCATTCAACAGCTTCGCGACGAGCATCGACCAGATGCTGGTCCAGATGGTCTCGAAGAAGCTGTTCCAGCAGCTATTCGAGATGCCGATGGGCGAGGGCGGCTCGTCCGCGTCCGGGTACCTGACCGGCTGGCTAGGGATGCTGCTCGGTGACCATCGTAACGGCGGCGGATCCAACCCAGCCGGCGCGTTCGGATTTTCGACCGGCCTCGAAGGCACCGGCCGCGCGGTCGCGTCCGGCATGAATGGCGGCTCGGCATTGATGGGGCTTGGCGCCGGGTCGATGAATGTCGGCCAGATGCAAACGGCTATGCAGACTGCGACCTCGCTCACTGCCACGACGGCGACCGTCGCGTCTATGACCGTGGCCTCCATGGTGTCGCCCAGCGGATCAGGTTCTGGCGGCGGAATTCCCGGTCTGGGCGACCTCGGTGGGTTGCTCGGCGGCCTGGGCGGCGGCGACATGGCCGGCGCATTCGGCTTCACTGCCACTGGCGTTACTGGCTCGGCTGGCGCGGTTGCTGGTGGCGCTATGGCAGATGGTGGATCTGAGGGGTTGAGCGCGCTTTTGGGTCTCGCGTCGTTTGACGTGGGCACTCCGTACGTGCCGAACGACATGATCGCGCAGATACACCAGGGCGAGGCCATCGTGCCGGCCCACATGAACTCGCCGTACAGCGCCGGCGGCGGGGTGACAGTCACGAACCAGTTCGTGCTGCCCAACGGAGTCGATCTGCGCACCCAAAGCCAAATCGCCTCGATGGCTGGTATGGCAGTCCAGCAGGCGCTCAAGAGGAACGCTTGAAACTTCAACCGACTTTTAAGGAGAGGCAGCAATGAGCACGCTTTCTGGCAACTTTTTCGTCTTGAAGAACGTCGACTCCGACAAAATCCTGTGGCAGGGCATCGCCGCCAGCGCGACCGCGGCGATTGAGGCTGCGGTCGCCACGGGCGCCGACCTGAGCGGCATCGACATGTGCGGCTTCGACCTCACCGGCCTCAGCTGCGGCTGCGCCAAGATGGCCGGCGCCGAGTACAAGGGGGCGACACTGCGGAACGCGAACCTCGCGGGCTCCGATTTCACGGGCGCGACGTTTGCCGGCGCCGACCTGCGCGGTGCCAACTTCGGCGGATGCGTCATGAAGGGCGCCGACGCAGACGACGACGGTGTACAGGAACGGCTCCCCCGTCGTCTACGGGGTGTCGCCGGGGCAGTGCGGGCTGGACACCACGACGGGCTTGGTGACGTTCGTCGCAGACAGCCAGGCCTTCACCTCCGGCTGGGTCGCGGGAACCACGACCAGCTTCTCAGTCGGCGCCGTGCCGCCCGGTTGGGCCGTGGGCAAGCTGCTGTACTTCACCGGCGTCACCGGCGACACCGGCGGCACGCTGAACAACCAGGCGGTGGCCATCACGGCCATCTCCGGGACCACGGTCACGGTGAGCGCTAACACCTCGGGCGACACGCTCGGCACGGGCACGGCGTACATGTACCCGCAGGCGTCGGACTCGCTCACGTGGGCCGGTGCCTTCGACACGCCATGCCGATTCAACACCGACCAGTTCTCGCCGCAGTTGGACGTCGGCTCGGGCGCGCTGTTCGGGTTCCAGTCCTTGGCCATCGTGGAGGTGAGGCTGTGAGGGGCGTCAGCGCCGCTATGTCCACGTGGCTCGCGGGCGACGTGCGGACGATCGCCACGTGCGTGCAGGTAACCCGCACGGACGCCACGGTGTGGGGCTTCACCGACCATGACGTGGACATCGCGTACAGCGGGGTCGTTTACCGCTCCACCTACGGCTACACGGCGTCGGCGGTCGAGTCGTCGGCTGACCTGTCCACGTCAAACTTGGAGATAGACGGGCTACTGGTTACGGGCGGCGGCGCGGTGACGCGCAGCGGCGTCGAGGCCGGCCTGTGGTCAAACGCGGCCGTGCTCATCTTCGTCGTGAACTACGCCGACCTGTCCATGGGCCAGATGAATCTCACCAGCGGCAACCTCGGCCAGTTCACGCTGCAGAACGGGGTGTGGAAGGCGGAGCTGCGCGGACTGGCGCAGACCATGCAACAGACGATAGGCGAGCAGTTCAGCACGACCTGCCGGGCCACCTTCGGCGATTCGCGCTGCCAGAAGGCACTCGGCCCGCTCACGTTCAGCGGGTCGGTGTCGGCCGTCACGGCGCAGTACCTCGCGTGGACCGACCCGTCGTTGACGCAGGCGGGCCCGACAGTGTCCTTCGTCGACAGCATGGGCAGGCGCGTGCCGACCACCGGGCCGTTCCAGATACAGATCGTTCCGCCGTCAGGGACCTTCGTCGCGAACTCCTCTGTTGCAGACAGCGCGGGCAACACGTGGACGGCCGTCGGCGGCTCTCCGAGCTCGCACCAGTACTCGGTGACCTCGGGCGGCTTGTACACGTTCAACGCCGGCGACGGCGGCGCCGAGGTCTTCATCAATTACACGTACGGTGTGGGCTATTTCGCATACGGGAAGGTCACGTGGACTTCCGGGCAGAACACGGGCTACAGCATGGAGGTGCGCAACTCGTCCCCGGGCTCGGTCACGCTGGCGATGCCCATGACGTTCGCCATCGCACCCGGCGACGCCTACACGATCGTCGCCGGATGCGACAAGCAGTTCGGCACGTGCCGGGACAGGTGGAGCAACATCCTCCACTTCCGCGGCGAACCATACATTCCGGGGCCGGACACGATCCTGCGCCCGCTTGGGGATTGAACGATGGTCACACGTCAGCAGTTTGTCGACGAAGCGCGGACGTGGCTCGGCACGCCGTACCGTCATCAGGGCCGCTTGAAAGGCGTGGCGGTCGACTGCGCCGGATTGGTCATCGGCGTAGCGAAGGCGCTAGGCCTATGCCCGTCAGACTACGACGTGGACGGCTATTCGAGGCGCCCGGATGGGACGCTCGCACCGATATGCGATTCCATGATGGACAGAACTCCGGTCGGGCGCGAGGGCGATGTGGTGCTCTTCCATTGGGAACGCGAGCCGATGCATCTCGGCATCCTCACGGCACCGCGGACCGTCATTCACGCTTATGCAGTGAACCGCGTGGTGTGCGAGCACGATATGGACGACAAGTGGTTGCGGTACGTCTGCCGCTATTACAGCGTGAAAGGAGTCGAATAAATGGGCCAGGCAGTGGGGCTCTTGTTGGGCACGGCTGGGGCAGTAATCGGCGGCGTGGCGTCCGGTGGCAGTCTGTTCGCAATCGAGGCCGGCTTTATGGCCGGCTCTTTGCTTGGCGCCATCCTTTCCCCTCCGAAGGAGCCAGCGCCGTCCGATGTCCGCGTCCAGGACTCCGCTTATGGCAAGTTCATCCCGAAGGTGTACGGCCTGTACAGGCTCGCCGGCAACGTGATCTGGATGGGCACCCCGCACCAGCACAGCGCCGGCGGCGGCAAGGGGATGGGCGGCAAGGCTCAGCAGCCGTACGTGACCGTGAGCTTCGCAGTGGCACTCTGCCGTAACACCATCACCGGCGTGCGGCGCATATGGGCCAACGGAAAGCTCATCTACGACGTCTCGAACCCGGCAGACTTCCAGGGCGTGTCCGGCGCCAGCCAGATGGTGACCAACTTCACCGTCTATCCGGGCGACGAGAACCAGGTCGCCGACCCGACCATGCAAGCCGCTCTCGGCGCGGCGAACACCCCGCCCTACCGCGGCCTGGCCTACGTGGTGTTCAACGAGCTGAACCTGCAGCAGTGGGGCAACTATATGCCCTCTCTAACGTTCGAGGTGGCGACGAACATCGCCCCGGCCTACACCGGTGTCACGGCGTCATCGTACACCTACGCCACGGCCGACGGCACGCTGTTCATGGCGCCGAACCTGAACGGCCAGGGCGGCACCGCCATGGGGTACGGCTACTACCTCGGCTTCGAGGGCGTCAGGGTCATCAACCTCAACGCCTACGGCGCGCAGCAGCTGAAGTTCTTCCCGCCCGGCTCGTACGGGCACGGCGGCTCGGGGATGCCGTTCGGCTACTCGGACGTGCCCGGCATATACACCTGGCCCGGGTGGCTTCACCCGGACGGCACGTGGGACGCCATGGACGCGGCGGGAACGATGGACCTCGGCGTGGCCGGCAGCGAGGCCAACTTCTGGCGCAACGGCAACGACATCTTCCTGACGTCGTACTACCCGGGCGGTAGGCCGATCTACAGATGCGACCTGTCGCAGCGCGGGCTCATCGTGGCGCAGTCCGGCGTCCTGAAGCAGTGGCTGATGGTCGGCGGCAGCGCCTCGTACGTCTACGCGTGCGACTACGCCGCGGGCGCGCTGTACCAATTCGATAGGACGTCGCTGGCGGTGACCAACAGCTGGACCACCGCCCCAGGCGGAGGCTCCATGCCGTCCGGTTTCCCAGGCTTCGTGGTCGACGACGACCACATCTACCTAGGCGGCGGAGGGGCCACGGTGTACGTCTTCAGGCCCTCGCTGAACACGCTGACGCTGCTGGGCACCGCGCCGTTCAACTGGCACACGATGTACGTGGTGAACAACAGCCTCATCATGTTCTTCCGCGCCGACCTGTCCTCCGTACGCCTCGGATACATGACGCTAAACATGGGCGGCAACCCGTCGCAGGTGACGCTGTCCTCCATCGTGTCGGACGTCTGCGCCTCGGCGGGCCTACAGCCGTCGCAGTACGACGCGTCATCGCTCGGCGACGTGGTGACGGGCTTCGCCATCACCGGCAAGTCGAGCCCGCGCCAGGCGCTCGCCCCGCTGCAGGCGACGTATTTTTTCGACGTCAGCGACTGCGACGGGCAACTGAAGTTCGTCAGGCGCGGGGCGCAGGCGGCGGTTACGGTACCGTGGGACGACATGGGCGCGATTGCGGGCGGCGGCCAGCAGGCGGCGCAGAATCCGCTCGTCGAGACGGTGGTGCAGGAGTTCGAGCTGCCGCGGTCGGAGACCATTTCGTACCCGTCCAACTCTGCCGACTACCAGACGAACACGCAGCGCGCGTTCCGGGCTGTCACGACGTCGAACCTTGACGAGTCCACGAACGTGCCCATCGTGCTGTCCGACGCCGAGGCCCGAACTCGGGTGGAGGCGATGCTTTGGGAACGGTGGACGAAACGGCAGACGTTCACTTGGGCCACGAGCTATAAGTACCTGGCCTACGAGCCGACGGACGTGGTCGGCGTCACGGGCTACGACGGAAACGTCTATCCGGTGCGCATCACCAAGGTGGTGCTGAACGGCAAAGGCGTGGTCGAGTTCACCGGGGACCTAAGCGTCTCGTCCATCTACCCCAACGTCTCGCAGCAGGTCGCGCAGGGCGGCTCGGCGCAGGGCTTCGTGCCGCAGCAGGTTCCGTACTCCGGGCCGACCGTTCTGGCCGTACTCGACGTGCCGCCGCTGCGCAGCCAGGACACGTCGCAGGGCTTGTACCTGGCGGCGTGCGGCTTCAGCGGCTCGTGGCCGGGCTGCTACGTAGACGTGTCGCGAGACGACGCGAACTTCGCGCAACTGCTCCAGCTCGTCACGCCGACGCCGATCGGCTACACCGGCAATGCTCTCGGCGGATTCTCTGGGGGCAACATCCCAGACGAGACGAACACCCTGCAGGTGACGCTGTATGAGGCGGCGCTGTCGCTGTCCAGCGTGAGCTACGCCAGCTTCCTCAACGGCGCGAACGTGGCCTACGTCGGCGGCGAGATCGTTCTATTCCGCACGGCCACGCAGACCGCGCCTGGGCAATACACGCTCAGCGGCCTGCTGCGCGGCCAGATCGGCACGGAGTGGGCCATGGGAGGCCACGCCGCCGGCGAGACGTTCGTGCTGCTGCAGTCGTCAAGCATCGGACAGACTGGCATAAACCTGACAGACATCGGGCAGAACATGTACTTCGAGACCTACTTGAACAACATGTTTGGCCTGACGCCGACGGGGCAGGTCACGGTGCAGCCGGCCGTGGCGCGAGTGAAGCCCTTGTCGCCGTGGCAGCTTCAGGCGTTCCACGGCAGTGCCGCGTCTACCAGCGACATCACCGTCACGTGGCTGCGCAGGGCTAGGGTCAACTACTCGTGGCTGAGCGGCGCCGATGTGCCGCTGGACGAGGCGACAGAAAGCTATGTTGTGGCGGTCTACAACGGGACGACCTTCGTTCGTCAATATTCACTTTCCAATGCAGCAACAGCAGCGAGTTGGGCCGGCGGAGGCCCGTCGCCGAGCCAGACATACCCGCCGTTCAACGCACCATCTGTGCCGACATTCGTTTATACGTCCGCCATGATCTCCAATGATGGGTTCAGCATCGGCAATACGATTACTTTCAAGATTTATCAGAATAGTGATCAAGGGGTACCAGGTTTTACTGCAACCACAACCATCGTGAGGTGAAATATGTCCGGAGTTATCAGTTTCTCTGCCATTGAATATGTCGCACCGTCGTATAACGCTGCTGGTGCCGTGGATTTTGATGTGCTGACGAATACGGGAAGCTACGCAGCTTTTGATGACGGTTCCGAGACCGCTGGTCCTGCAAATTCGCCCGTAAGTGGCACGCTTAACTGGCGCCTCGACGTTATCGCCAATGATGCGTTTAATCCCAATACGAATACTGGCTGTTACCCCGGCGGTTCTGCACCGAGTTCGCTGCCGCAATTTTGCGTGCAGTACTTCACAACCACCGCCGGCCGTTGGAGGCGAGTTGGAACTTTTGATGCCGGCAACGTTGGCGGAAACAACTACAGCGCAGGATCGGCAATGTGGGGATCGTGGTCTCAAGTAGAGACTTTCTAGCTCGACAAATTTCGTCTCCACCCCTCTCGTAAGGTGAGAGCATGAGCAATAGCACATCCCTGATCGACCAGATCAGCTCGACGCAAGCCAACAAAGAAGTGGTGGCCAACGCCAACTTCGACGCCGCCAGCCCGGCCATGCTATGGGGACGGCGCGCGTCGACCACCAGTGGCCTGACGTGGGGCTACTACGGCGGCTGGTACGGCGGCGCGCAGATAAATGACGGCACGGTGGCGCTCACCGCCAGCGCCACGAACTACGTGTACGCGAGCGCCACCACTGGGGCCGTGTCCGTCAATACTACCGGCTTCCCCGCCGGCTCCGTGGCGCTATACGTGATCGTCGCAGGCGCCACCACCGTCACCAGCTACACGGACCAGCGCAGCTACCAGCCGTATGGCACGTCCACCGGCTCGAGCACCCTGTCTGGGCTGTCCGACGTGAATGTGACGGAGGGCGCTGGCATAGACCAGAACGCGCTCGTGTGGAACAACGCAACGGGCAAGTGGGTGGCCAAGAGCATATCCACCGCGCCCGTCGGCTTCCGCGCGTACAACACCTCGGCGCAGAGCATCCCGAACGCGGCCTACACGGTGATTACGGGCTGGACCAGCACTAAAGACACCACGAGCGGTGCCTGGAACGCCGGCACCGGCACCTTCACCGCCCCTACGGCGGGGTGGTACAACGTCTCCTGCCAGTTCATATTCGCCACCGCTTCGTGGTCCGCCAGCCAGCAACTGGCTGCAGCACTGTTCATCAACGGCGCCGAGAACGAGGCCACGCTGCAGACGTTGCAGGGCAGCGCCACCCAACAGTTCGTGACCAATGACGTGTCGACCAACGTCTACCTGAACGCCGGCGACACGCTGCAGTTCGCGGCCTTCCAGTCCACCGGCAGCGCGCTGGCCTTGGCCAACAACAGCAACTTCAACTTCGCGTCCGTGGTACAGGTCACGCCGCCGGGGCTGGCTGCGCAGCCGGTCGACCTCATCAGCTATCAGCCCGGCGCACCCTCCGCCAGCGCGGTCGTGCTCAGCGCCATCACCCCGCAGGCCGTGACCTTCCCGGCCTCGCTGACGGGCAGCTACGCCAAGGCCGGCACGGCCGCTACCGCGAGCACGACGTTCTCCATCACAAAGAACGGGTCCAGCATCGGGTCCCTGAACTTCGCCGCGGGCGCCACGTCCGGCACGTTCACGTTCACCAGCGCCGTCACGACGAGCCCAGGGGACGTCGTGCAGATTGTCGCCCCGGCGTCGCCCGACGCCACGCTGGCCAACATAAACTTTGCCGTAGTAGGCACGCGGTGACGGGAGGCTCACATGCCAGCACCCACGCTTGACAACTACACGTCCGGCAACGTGTCCGGCACGGCCACGTGCAGCGTCGTCCTGTCCACCACCAAGACGAACGATGTCATCGTGGCCGTCTTCGTGGCCGAGAAGCCGGCATCCGGGCCTCCTTCGGTGTCGTCGGTGTCATCGACCAGCGGGCTGACGTGGCACAAGCGCCTGTCTGTGGTGTCGAACGTAACCGACGTCGAGGTGTGGTGGGCCTACGCGCCGTCAGTGGTGACCTCGGAGACGATCACCGCGACGTACAACATGTCGATAGACGACTTCTCCGGCATCGCGTTCGGGGTCAACGGATGCGACCAGACCAGTCCCTGGGACCCGAACTCGTCGCTGCCCCAGACGATGGTCGCCAACGGCTCGAGCCCGTCCATGACGGCGAGCACCACGAACGCCAACACCTTCATGATAGAGGGCATAGGCACCGGCAACAACGCCACGAACTACAACACGCCCCCCGCTGGATGGACGTTCGTGGCGGGTACGAAGAACGGCGGAGGCTTGCAGTACTCAGCCGTCGGCGCGGCTTGCAAGGGCTTCACATCCGCGCAGTCATCGCTGACGGTGACATGGGGAGGCGCGATATCAAACACCAACGGCGGAGCAGCGTTCCTTGACGCGCTGCAGGCACCATCAGGATCTCCGCCACCTACGTCTGGGTCCAGACCGCAGTTGATGATCATCACTTAACCACAGCCGCCTTCGGGCGGCTTTTCATTTACGGGGTGCCGAATGGATAACAAATGGCAGGCATTGGAAATCGTGAAGATCGCGTTCGGCTGGCTGGGAGTGGCGATCGGGCATGCGGTATCGAGTATTACTTTGTCAGGTATCGCGCTCGTCATCACATCAATCTACAGCGGGCTCAGTGCCTATGTGCTTGTGCGCGACAAGATCCTGAGCCGACGCGAAGGAGAGAAATCTTGAGCCACGAAATCACATGGCTGGAGGAGCCGGAAGAGCACGACTATCCGGCAGCGGAATCGTATCTGAGTCTCAAATTCGATCCATCGCGCGCGCTGCATCTTATCGGGGCGCTTCGAGAAGCGCACATCCAACACATCAAAGCGAAGGACATCTTACGGGCTTCAGGTCTCGCGCCTCTTCCCGCTACTAATAAACACGTTCGGCACAACCGCAAGAAGATCCGCGAGGGCAAAGCACTCTCGCCGATTCTTCTTGTCCGCGGTGAACCGACGCTCATCGCAGACGGCTATCACCGCGTCTGCGCCGTCTATCGGCACGACGAGGACGCGCCGATTCCATGCAAACTCGTTTGAAGGTGCTGTCATGAAGATCCGATTGATTGACGAATGGCGCAACGCGCACAAGCTTGGCTCGGTTCAACTCTCGAGCGCGCTTGCGGTTGTATTCGGTGCCGGTCCCGCATTGCTCGATGCGTGGCGCTCGATTCCTGACGATCTGAAGGACGCTTTGCCGCATGGCTGGGCTCACTGGATCGCGACAGGCGGCTTCGTGCTGGTGCTGCTCGCTCGCTTGTTGCAGGTCGATCGGGCTCAGCCTGCGGTGGCGCAAGGAGGGAGCGATGGCGCTCAGTGACCTCATCCGCGCGATCTTCTCGCTGTTCGGCCGACAAACTGTCGACCAAGGTGATCGATCGACAGTTTTTGCCGGAGCGCCCGGCCCGGCCGGGCCGAAAAATGCAAGCACCGTCTCTCAAACGGCCGCCCAGCAACGCGCCTCGGACGGCCCGGGCGGCGCAATTCAGCCGGAAAAAACGGACATCGCGGCCGCGACTTCGGCGCCCGCGCCGACGCGAGCCATCCCTCCGCTGGTTCCGGTTCCTGTAACGCCGCCGCGCGCGGCTGTACCGACGCCGGACATCTCGACGCCCGCTGGCTTCATCGCCGCGATCGCGCCGGCAGCACAAGCGTGCGCGAAACGCACCGGCGTGCCCGCGAGCGTCACCGTCGCGCAGGCCGCGCTCGAATCCAGTTGGGGGCGGCGCGCGCCGGGCATGAACCTGTTCGGCATCAAGGCGGATCTATCGTGGCAAGGCTTGGTGACAGAGCAGGTGACGCACGAGGTCGTGAACGGCAAATCGATTGAAATCACGGCGCGCTTTCGCGCCTATGACGGTTGGCAGGGGAGCATTGACGATCATGCGGATTTTCTACGAAGCAATCCGCGTTATCACTCGGCTTTCGACTACAAAAACGGACCGGATTTCGCACGGGCGATCGCGCGCGCGGGCTACGCAACAGATCCGCTCTATGCGGACAAACTGATCGCAATCATGAGCACGCGCAACCTCGGTATGCTCGATATTCAGGAGTGAGAGAGATGGCAACGATCTTCATTTCTTTGTTCGCCAAGTTCTGGCCGATCATTATCGGCGTCGGAGGCATCGCGTTTGGCGCTATCTGGGGCTTCATTAAAACGAAGGGTGCCGTGGCGACTGAAGCTCGATCCGCGCAGCAGGTCGCGGAAGGAATGCAGCAGGTTGCTGAAGCTGGGCAGCAGATCGAGCAGGCGAATGCCGAGGCAGCGCGTGCCGAGACGAATGCAGTTGAGAACGCCGCCGCCGCCAATCAACAGGCGCAAGCTGCAACGCCGGCCGACGTCGATCAGCAGCTTGATGCGCTCGGCGCATTGCGAAAGGAGTGAGTCATGCGAGCGATCATCATCTTGCTCGCCACGCTTAGCATTGCCGCGTGCGCGACAGACTGCCCGGAACCGGCTGCGCCATCGCTCCCGAAAACTCGCGTCGTCGACACTGCCTGCAGTTGGGTGAAGCCGATCACTGCAGTGCCGGAAGATACGCTAGAAACGAAACAACAGATCCTTGCGCACGATCTCGCTGTCGCGAAGAATTGCCCGAAGGTGCCGCGATGAGCAAAATCGGTCGCTATCTGCTGAATTTCGCCGTGCTGCTTGATGAAGCCGTGAACACCATTTTCGGCGGTTCGCCGAATGAGACGATCAGCGAGCGCGCCGCGAAGGCGCGCAATGCCGGGCGCCGGTGGGGCTGCGTGCTTTGCCGGTTCCTCGACACCATCAGCAAGGGGCACTGCGACGACGCCCTAACATCGACGATCGGAGATGACGCGGTGATTCCAGACGGCGAATGACGTGTTCAAAACCCTATGTAAGTCATTATCCACTTACAAGACGCTCGCGCGGCAGAAGAATTGCCCGAAATAGCTACCGTTCGGGGCATTGTGGGTACGGTTGTGGGTAGTCATTTCTCGAGGGCGTGGAATCCTTACCTATCAAGGCTCTCGCGCCGGCTGATAAAGTCGGCTGCCTTCCGCCATGAGGCTTGGCGGGCAATTACATAGACATCGCTCAGGGGGCTATTCCTGCGGTGGTGTGGGTTTTTCTGCCCGATCCTTGCTGCTACTAACCCTCGCGCTCCATTGCTTGCTCGCCTGGCTGTATGCAAACCAGGCACGTGCGGCGATCAATAAGCCGTGGCAGTTGATTAAACGTGATGGCGCTCGGGGCCGAGGCGGCGTTATCACGACGCCGCCTCGCGGAGGATTTCAATTCACTGTGGCTGCGGCCGGCAACCGGAACGCCATGCGCCGATTGCGATCGGGGCGCGCTGTGTTGACCCGCCCACGGCGAACAAGGCCAGCCGACGCCGTGGAGTTCGTTATTTCTCACGTTGTTGTGCCGTTATGGCGAGACTCAGTGAGCCGTTCTGCGAGCGAGTGATCGCTTAATGATGGTGTTCGCGAGGGCGACTAGCACGCCGACGACGATGATCGATGCGATGAGAATTGCCGTCATCGCCAGCACTTCCATGTCGTCCGGATTCGCGAGTTCGCGATGTCCGGTCAGCCTCAGCACGGCGCGGATGCCATTGTCCAGAAATCCGGGCATTTCAACGGGAAGTCGAATCACTAGGTTGGCGAGTGCCCATCCGCCAACGAGCGTAATGCTCGTGCTGAGCGCGAATTTTCCGAGCTTCGTCATTTCACTTCCACCGTGCCGTAAGCCTTGAGGTTCGTACCCGGAACAGTCAGGTCTGCGCCCTTCTGGCGGAGGAACGCAGCGAACCTCTCGAAGCGAGCTGTGTTGGTAACGGTAATGCACCCTTCACTTAGCCCCATCGGGCCAATCGGATGCAGACGGAATGCGCCGCGCTTCACTTTACCCACATACGTGCTATCGCCCGTGTCTCTATTCCAAAGCATGAACCATTTCGTGTGATCGGACGTACCGTATCCGAGTTGACCCCACAGGTCATAGAGCCAACCGAGATTGCCGCCTGACTGGCGGTCCACGATGTAGTAGATGCCCTTGGGTATCGGGCCGATCTTTTCGATCGCGGTTGCTTCTGGATTATCGCGTCCGGAACCGCGTCCCGAAAACGCAGGTAGAGTGCCTACGGTTGGACAGTGGAAAGCTGACGTCGACTGATTGTTCAAAACGAATGTGCAGCGAATCGGCAT